AACTTGGCACTCAGACCGCTGTTTATGGAGGTGTTAGAACTAAAAGCGGTCAGAGATAGGTCGCCAGTGTTCCTGACATCTGCCGTGTCTACATTTCCGGCAAAGATGACATTTTCACTACTGTCGATGGTAATCGCAGTAGCGTCAGAGTTGTCGGTAACGCCCGTGTTAAGACCGGGCCTGTTAACCTTACTCAGTGGCATCCGCGTTCACCTGTGCAGCAGTTCGCACAACGCCCAAGTCATATGCTTGAGCTACCTGTGCGTCCTCGCCTACAGCCAGTGCAACATCGTTAGCGTTGCAGTGAGCTACAAGCAAGGCGATGATTTCGTCCTTGGCGATACGAGCGCGGTTCGTAAGCGCGTTGTCCGCCCAATCCTGTACCGAAACTGCGGCGTATTCCAACGCCTTATTCTCGGTGTCTGTAAGAGTTACTGTAATATCCGGCATTTTATTTCTCCTTTAGGTAGCCTTAAATATTGTCAGATACAGTTGCTGCCAATGGCCCGTGCCAGCCCCACCCTGTCGAAGCTCCAAGTAGTCATTCGCAACCAACGGTATAGCCATCGAAAGCGTCCCGATTGTGTGGATTTGGTTACCGTTGTGGTTGAAGTGATGCGTCTTGTAATTACCGCCGTTCTTGTAGAGGCTTATGTAACCGTACTGAGTGGTGAATGTGGTGTAGCCGGTGACGATAAACATGTAGTTTCCGGCTGTCGGCGCGGTGAAGCGGTGTGTCGAACTGTTCCAAACATTTCCATTGTTTATGTCTAAGCTACCAGTTGTGTGAAGACCGCCGCTGGTGGTCATGGCTGGTGGGTTAGCTATTGAAAGAGCAGCGAATGGCTGTTTAGACATCGACACGCTGCCGCTGCTATCTAGGTTAAGGACGACCGCGCCGGACTGCGTTCCATTAGGCAGATAAAACGCCTGAGCGTTGTTTTGATAGTCCACGTTCCAGATGTTGCTTACATACACACCGGCGGCTGTTCTTTGTGAAATGTTAAAGGCAGCATTTTGATTGCCAGACCCACCCGCTTTATGGTGATACAGGTACGTCCCGCCATAGTTTGTATCCATGCCGGGATTAGAGAGAAGCAAACTGCCGCCGCTATAATTTGTGGTCGCATTGCCGCCCTTTACAGTTGCTGAAGCGTGTGACGTTCCGTTGTTTATTTCAAGGGGACCGGTGCCGCTTGTAAATCCGTCATTACGCACAGAAAATTTTGAGGATAGACTAGCGTTGTACACAACAAGAGCAGACGCTGATGTATCATCTGTAGAGCCAGCAACGGTCAATGCTCTGGTTGCATCGACAGCGTTTACACCGACCGACGCATGGCCTAACGCAGCAACATCTCCGCTAAACGTACCCGTCGTCGCCGCCAGCGCAGCGTTAGCGTCATGCTCAAGGCGTGGGTTAATAGTCGCCTCACCACGGTAAATGACATAGATGTTGTTTGTGCCGTTCGGCGGCGCTGCGTCAAACGTCAGGGTCGTGCCAGAGGCGGTGTACGACTTTCCTGCTCCCGGTTCCTGTTGGACATTCTCGACAAACACCTCAAGGTCTTCGCCTCTGTTAACGGACCTGTTGAGTGTAAACGTGGTCGAGCCGTTGCCGCTGAAGCTCTGACTCGTCGCTTGGTTTACTATCGCTGTGTTTGGTGCCTTTCCGATGTATGCCATGTTTTATCCAATCAAAACTACACACATCGACGGGTACTTGTATTGACTGCCGCCGTTGAAGTGGAAGTGGGTGATGTCCAAGTCAAAAAAGTCGTTAGCAGAGGCGTTCACAATCACTTGGTCTGACTGCCCTTGTGGATGCCCGTTTTCGACATGGAAGTATTTGTAGGGTGTGCTGTTCCAGCGGAACTTCGCAGTCGATGTACCCGTGTTGCTTTGGTGGTTCATCATTGTCCAAGTCACGAGATAACGCCCCGCGACCGGACAAGTGAATCTCCCATTCGACGTATTGAAGTTATTGCCAACGTCTGTGCCTACGGTGTCGATAACACCCGCGCCATTAGCCGCAGTGCTATTGCCGCCGCCAGACTTGTAGCCAAAGAACGCTGGCTGATTAGGCATTGTGACGATGCCACCACTGCTAATCCGCATTTTCTCGGAGATTTCGCCGTCACTGCTGTTCGACGCGCTGTCCACGTTGGTGCTAGTGCGGAACACCAAAGCGGAGGGAGCGTTGCCGTTTGCCTCACGATGAACAGCGATACTAGCCATAATTCCAGCGTTATTTTCATTACGCCAGTCTAGCCGCTGGTCTTGCAGCGTCCCTGTCTGATTAGTCGGCGTCTGGAACTCAATACGACCTAAGTCGGTAATCCGCATTCGCTCCGTGCCGCCAGTGACAAAGCCTAATTTATCGTTAGCGTTTTTGTAGATACCCGTATTTGTATCGCTATTGAAAACAATAGAGGGGGCGCTTGCTGTGCCGTCAGCAACTTTGACGGCCTCGCTGGATGTCAACCCATCCAGCGTAGTTGTGCCATCGACATCCAAATTACCCGTTACAGTAGCCCCCGCCACGGTTGGCGTAGCGGCAGTGTCGATTTGATTGGAGCCAATCTTGCTAAGTGCCATCAAGTAATCTCCAGTACCGACAGGGTCACATCAGCGGCTGACGCCTGACTTGCCGTCACCCGCAGGATGTCACTCGCGTTCATTACAATCTTCTGGTCGCCGCCGACTGCCACTAACGACGAGCCTACCGGCACGATAGCGTCCTTCACGATATGTACGTTGTCGCCGTCGTTATTGATTAGCTGCACTGAAACAGTGATGGAGACCGCCAAGATGTTGGCCACGTTCAGGCCGATGATGGTGGTCTCTGTCGAAGAGGGGCATGTGTAAACGTCCGCGTTGGCAGTTCCTACGCCCGTGTCCGTGAATGTCTTAAAAGCGTTTGCCATTGCTTACCCCAGTGCGATTGCAAAGGCCAAAGCGTTGGGGTCACTCTCAGTGAAACCCTGTGCGTTGCCTGATGCGTCTTGAAAAATCATCTTCTCGGCAGGAAGGGTGCAGAACAAAGTTTTCGTCCCAGCGCCCCAGTTAACTGCGCTGTCGCTGTTAGAAGACTGAAGAATGGTGGTTCTAGCCAGCGTCGTTCCCGACGCTGTGTAGGTTCCGATGCCGACCTCGAAGTCCGTTCCGTCCGTGCAGGCATAGTAAGTTGTGTTGCCATTGCCGACCGAGGAGAACGCCTCAAACCCTGTGACCGCACCGGCGAGGGTGTATGTTCCGGTGCCTGTCGTGGTCGAGGTCTCTTTAACACGGTCCCTTAGAACCAGAGCCATTACTTCAACTCAATAGTCAGGTTCGTCGCGTTGATGCGAAAGATGTCACCCGTAGCAATCTGCTTCGACGCATCCAGCGCGCCAACAAACAGGATGTTGCCGGAGGATGATGCGTCAACGATGAACGCATGAGTAATGGTCTGCGTGGTGCCGGTGGATGCCGGGAACTCAATGTTGTTTGTGTTCGTCACAGTCTGCTGGTCAGTCGAAGAAGATGCTAGTGTCCAGTTGGCGGCAGTCACTTGCTGACGCGCATAGGAGCCAAAGGCGGCTTCTGTGAGAGACCCTGCCTCTGCGTCCGAGACAGCGGTGGCAAGGCCAACGTAGATGCTGTCGCCCGGAGATGTAAAGGCTGTGTTCTTGAAGATGTGAGCAAGCAGCTTGTTCTCCAAGTAGGTGGTGGCTGCGTTACTGGTTGCCATGTCTTAACCCTCGTTTCTTTGATACATATTGTCGATGGAGTTGCGTATCTGCTGCTCTTGCGTGATGTCTTGAACAGCCTTCTGATACATAGCCATGTACCTCTCCTGTAGGGCATAGTTTCTGTTGAAAGCCGCAGCTTCCACAAGAGACCCATAGAGAAGTGCATCGCTTGCGTTGTCGGTCAGCCAGTTTGTCAGGTTTGAGGATGACAGGGCTGGGAGCCGACGCCGGTAGCTAATCTCGACAGAGATGTTACTAGCCGGAGTTGGTGCGACATACATCGTGTCGTCGTCAAAATAAGCGTAATAGCGAGGGGAGCCTGTCGCTGTTCGGTCAGGCCAGTACTCCATCATAAACTCGTCAGAGCGTAGAAGGAGTAGCGTCCGGCTATTACTTTCAATGAGATGGAGGTTTTCCAGAGAGACCATGTCGGATGGCATGGAGATGAACGGGTCATTCGCCGTAAGCGTGGAGGTCGCGCGACGGCGAAAAGCAGGAATCCTGAGTTCCCGCGAGAGCTTGAGTTCGGTGATGTCGATGAAGGTGTCAATGGCAGCAGAGAACTCTGTGCCGTCATCCTCCATGAAATCTTTGATGTTTTGAACAAGCGTTGTGTAGTTCATGGTGTGTTAGCCGTTCCGCCCATACCTGAGTGGTTGGTGCAGTAGTAGTAAAGAGTGGGCGCTCCACTCTGAACTGCGATTTGCGTGTAAGCCCCTGCCTGACCCGGTGTACCCACTGCTGTCACGCCTGTGGTGTACTGAGAGCCACCGCCATGTGTTCCGTTAGCAGTTGTGCTAAAGCGAAGGGGATGGCCACTATTTGAGGCATCAGATTGGTCGAAACGGTAAGTAGTTCCCTCATTAAGGGTGACCGTAGGAGATGCTCCAGATAGTCCGGCGATATAATATTTGTTACCACTTCCATAGCCATTTGTCCCGTAGGCAACAGTAACAGTAAGGGAGGTGTAGGAAACGCCCCCTATTGTTGTTGCGTCAGTCGTCTGCGTAAAACTTGAAATTGCGCTCGCCGCGCCGATGGCCGTGACTACAGAAGCAACGGTCATCTGCGTTTCCAAATTCATGGTGGAACCGACGATGGTAAAGTCGTTTACACCTGCGGTATGCGGGAACCGACTTGCAAAGGCTGCAATGTTACTAGCAGGCTCCACCCTGTCGGGCCTCGGATGACGTAGAGCTTGAGCGTCAATCACCTTGACCCTCCCAAGCTGAAGTTGCGGGTGGTCCTCGTCGAAACACGGCGGACACACCCTCAACCCATTTGGCTTACGGTTCTCTACCTCTGGCTTGAGTTGTTGATACGGAAATCTTTGGCCACATCTGTCACAAAGAGCAAAAGACTTCTTGCCAGCGGCAAACCGGGCCATTAGCTCATCCGGGATTTATATACTGGCTTGCCACCGTACATCATGCCCTTGGCCTTGCCACCGCGTGCCATGCCCTTGGCCTTCATTGTCTTGCCGCCGTAAGCCATTTTCTTTGCACCCTTCTTAGCAGCAGCTTTTTTTGCAGCCTTTTTCTTGGCTGCACCCTTTGCTTTCTTGGTTGGGCCACCCTTCTTCAGAAAGGCTGGCACCATTTTGCCATCCTTCTCCTTCATAGGCATCTTACCAGCGCCGCCCCTTTTCATGCCCTTAGGCTTCTTCATCTTCATCCTCTGCCTCCGCATAAAGATTGTTAAACACTCTTGAAGTGTCGTTCACATAGTTTGGGTCTTGCTTCGAGTGATGAACCCACTGACTTGGCGTAAAGTCTGGTGGGCCATCTCCAGTCACAAACCACGCGGGATTTGTAACACGGACCCTGTTATTAGGAAGGGCGACGATGTTGCCCGTCCACTTTCCTGCGTCCATAAGCTCCAGCACATGACTTTGCTTATGTTGCGCCGGGTCGTCAGCTACTTCAGTGTCTGTGTAATCTACAGTGAAGTAGTATTTCGCTGGGAAAAAATCCCCATCAATCTTTGCGAGCCAAGGACAAGGTGTGGCCCTATTCAAAACAAAAACTGAATGATGGTGCGACTGACAATCCCAAGGTTGGGCTATCTCAGTCGGCATGGGTTCGGGCCACTCGTCAAAGGGAGTGTCCCCAACAAGTGCGGTCAGCGGCATCCGCGCCCACATTGCGCCCCCATGTATATTTTCTTCTTCGTCTTCGCATCCTGTGAAAAGAATTTGAAAACTTAACGTCCGCATGGGCAGCGTGGTCACAGCTATCGCCATGCCATGCAGAAACTCCCCATGATACCTATCGAAGTTTGTGGTGTACTCCCTCCGAACCCATGTCTTGAAGTATGGGATATTACTGGTGATGTAGTTCATCTAACGCTGGGTACAATCCTAAAATCTGACCGGTCTCGGTCCTCAGTAGCAGCTAGATTGAAGTCTTCTTCATACACTTGTTTCAAGAGCGGAATACGCTCGGCTACCATCGGGTTTTTCAAGGCTAGTTGATAAGAAAGCCCTGACACTATTGCAGGTAGAAATCTAGCTGGTGCATCGTATTGATTGTTCGCTCCAGAAACTGTGTCGTGTATTCTCCTAATACGATAATACACTAATGTATATGTATTGTTATCAGGAATTGGCCACAGCGTTATTTGTGGGGCATCACGCAGACGTTCGATGTAAATCTTGACCGGACGGCCAGTCGTGTTTTTTGCGGAGATACCGGCGTACTCCCCGACACTCATTCTTGTTATTGTCAGGTCGCTCTGGGATGTTCCGGTGCCTGTTCTGATGGAGTGGTCAAGCACACTGACGGTGTCGGCAGGCAGCGTATATGTTGCAGTCCCCGACGAAAGCGACAAGGTCGTGTCTTCGACCGTCCAAAGATTGATACCTCTATTAGCAAAATCCTGTGACAACAGGTTGAGAGAACGTCTGGCGGTGCGGAAGTCATTGCCAGAGAATGCACGGCCCAACCCTGCGCGCTCATACGCCTCTTCAATTATTTCATTGATATCAAGATTGAACGTAGCTGTTCCGCTCGTAGCCATTCCCTAATACTCTCCAACGCGTATTCTGCATCAGCGCGTTTTTCTCTGACTTTTTTGACCTTGGTCGCCCGACCTTGTTCAGAAACTGTTGTCTTTCTATGTCTCATATGGGCCTTCTTGACCCTACGATAACACATGCTATTAACGGTATCTCGCTGTCTTCTTCGCTATTTTCTTGGGCTGACGTGAAACCTGTTTACCGGCGCGGCGAGCCTTCCGCTTGGCTTTCGTGGTGGCCGCATATTCCGCCGACGAGAGGGCCTTGATAGCACGAGACGGTAGATATCTCTCCCCGGTTGCTTTTGGACCCTGCGTGGACGGTTTGCCACTCTTCGTCCTCCACTTCTGCTTTGTCCAATCTTTCAGCGACTTTTGGCTTTTTTTGAGGGGCATTAGTTTTTGTATCCACCACCAGCTTTTTTATAGGCTTGGGCCATCATCTGAGCTTTTCTGGCACTCCACTGACCCGGAGCGCCGCCCTTTCCACCAGCCTTAATTCTGTTGAATATACGCTTGCGTAATCCCGGCTTCGTGTAGTTACCGGCCTCGTTGACACGCGATTTGGTTTTCTTTTTAGCGGGTCGCTTTGCTGGTTTTCTCAACTCACAATCCTTTCAAGTACATCACAAAGAAGTACATAATCGCCGCCCCACCGATTAAGATGGTCGGCAATGCAGTCCATAGAATGATTGCC